GTTAGGGGCCCCAGGGTGCTAAGCTACGCACCCACGTTGTGCACTGGTGTTTCATTCTGCCCTGAAAAGGTAACAGAATACCAGGTTGTTGCATGATTACTCTTCCGAACAGGGAGGTGGACTAGTGCCGAAGAAGTTTCGTGAGGTAACCAAGGTGTACCAGAGTGAATTCTCTGGGAACCACGGTAATTTCACTACCTCGGCCAGTCGTTGTACAGAATCTCAATCGATTCTGTCCACCTCGCATAATCCGGAGTATCGGCGATTAGGCCGAACTTCGAGCGACGTCGGAGGGCCCTTCTTCTCTAACAAGATGAAGTGGTCTGGCACTCCAAGTGCCGTCTCCCTACAGGGAGATGTTGTTCCGAGCAACACGGGATGGAAATCCCGTGGCGTGTTGATTCCCCCCTTCGTACTAGATCAGTCGAAGGTTGGGGTGTATGGCAGTGAATCCTCTCTTGCGAGTTGGATGCCTGCACAGGCGAGCGAAGCTCAACAGCTTGCCGCAGGTGCCACTGCCATCTCACGTGTCGCGCCGACCAATCCCGTCTGGGACGGTGCTACTTCGCTGGCTGAGTTGTATTCTGCAAAGGGGTTCTTCAAGGCCCCGTTCGCCAACAAGGATGGGCATCTGCCTACTTCCTTGAGCGATCTGCAGGATTTGTTCAAGCCACGAGGTATCGCGGGTGAGTATCTGAACCTTGAGTTCGGAGTCGCCCCTACCGCATCAGATATCCTTTCTTTGCGTGATGCTGCGCAGGAGAGTGAGAAGATCATCGCTCAACTCGAGCGTGATTCGGGCAAGTCCATCCGCCGCTCCTTGGAGCTCCCGGCCGTACAGGTCGCGGAATCGGAGGGCTATCAGGGTACGTTTCCCACTTTTCTGGGTGGGGGTACTCCGACAGCTTACGAGGTAGGGATGGGCACAATGTGGCTGAAGTCCAAGACAATGAGAACCCAAAAGTTCTCAGGCGCCTTCACGTACCATCTTCCCCCGAAGGGTACATGGCGTCGGAAGATTGCCGAACTGGATGCTGTTTATGGCATCCGACCCGGTATTGACACCGCTTGGAACGCAGTCCCGTTCAGCTGGCTTGCAGACTATTTCGGCAACGCTGGTGATGTCTTGAAAAACATCACAAGTTTTGCTCAGGACGGTCTAGTCCTTCGCTACGGTTATCTTACCACCGTGACGGAGACAATCTGGACTTGTACCTGGAACTATCCGATTCGCCGCGATGGCGATAGGAACGTTTGGAGTAGTTATACAGGTACGATGCAGTGCTCCTTTCGGACACTAAATCGTATGCCAGCGAATCCGTTCGGCTTTGGTCCTACTGGAATGCCTCTTACGGGGCGCCAGCAGGCCATCGTAGCTGCTCTCGGGGTTTCACTCCGCAAGTAGCAACCCAGCCGCAGGGGGTGTTAGTCCCCTGACGTCAGTTGATGGGTCAATCCTGGCCCGTCGATCACCTCAACATCGTCGTGAGACGAAGTAAGGAGCTCCCGCGATATGTTCGCAGAGCCTCAGTCCGTGACCGTCAACGCGGTAGCTTCATCGCTGCCGCGTGTCTCCTTCGGTGATCGTAAGGGAGTCTTCGCCACCTCAATCGGTGACAAGGTTCTCACGATCGCGCACGACCTAAAGTCGCGCAACCGACGGAACGTTCGTTTGGACTTCGCTAAGACAGCTGCCGATCCGCTCCAGGATGGAGTGAGCAAGCAGTACACCATGAGTTGCTATGTCGTCGTCGACCACCCGAAGGTGGGCTTCGATAACACTGAGGTCAAGAACAACCTCAAGGCACTCGTGGACTATCTGGCCGTTGCCGGCAACCTGGACAAGGTTGTTGGCGGCGAGTCCTAGGACTGCGCGCGGCCGCCTTCCGGCGGCTGCGCGTTGTTTCGCCCGTGTAGTGCATGAGTGGGTACGGGTAACCGTTGACCCACAAGGCGCTTATCGGGACAAGGCTCTGCAGAAACTCTGCGGATCCACTACCTCAAAGGAGGAGTAGGATGAAGAACCGTTTCGAGCTCTGGCAAGTGGCCCTCGATGAACTGGGGGCTAGATGCGCAGTTGGAACCACCGGTGACGTTAATACCGTCATTGGCCGGATGAAACACGAAGGCGACGCCTTCTTCGACATCACCCTACCGAAATTTGGTAAGGATTTCGAGCGTGCGCTTGCGCACCTCGGCGTGGTCGAAGGGCTATTCGTCGGGTGGAAGCGGAAGTGGATCAGGACTGACGATTTCTTCACGTCAGTGACCCTGTCCATGCACCGCCAACACTCTGTCGATACGCTCGCCCTCAGAGGAGTTACGTGCCAGGATCCAGATTTCATGGACCAGGTTCAAGCTCTG